CAATGTAGTGAACCCATGAGCGCAGTGTGCCATTCATATACAATCTGGATACAGTCATACCTTCTGGTAGAACTGCCCTTGCCTGTTCCTTTGCAATACCTTTATCGATTGCCCAATTGTATATTTTTTCGGCCTCTCTCCACAATACATGTTGTTTCATACGAAAGTCTTCAAATAATCGGCGTTCATCTTCATTGTCAAAATCCAAAGGAATACTGTTCTGACGATTAGTGGTGTCTTGTAAACGTGCTTCTCTTGCCTTAAAGGGCAGAGTTTTGGTGGGGTTTGCATACCGTTGGCTGAACTCTTGAAACGAGAACGAGCGATGACGTAGTATCTGTCGTGCAATGTCTCGCGTTGTCTCAATCTCTAGACAGGCAGATACCATTTCTAACGGTGACCAGTGCTTGTGCTTAATGAGATATTTAATCAATTTCTCACTGGTTTCCTTGTTGTTCTGATTGTCGGGATTTGATACTCTAGCACAGTATGCGATAAGCTCCTGTGCGTCATCAACACCGATAAGGTTATCTGGTGTGGAATGTGATATCAAGCTTACTTTCATGATATATCCTTAAAGTGTGGTGCTGGCACAAGGAATCGAACCTCGAATGGATGATTACAAATCAACTGTTATACCGTTTAACTATGCCAGCAAACCATTTACCTGTTAGAGTTAAACTGTCGTTGTGGCTTATAACTCTTTGGCCAGGTAGGGTGTCTATTTGCAAGTTTCTCAACTCGCTCAGACAATTGCTTGTTCTTCATATCCAACTCAGCGTTATTGAACTGTGTTGCCTTAACTTCTCGTTCTAGTTCTTGGCATCGTGCCTCAAAGAACCCTTCTACTCGTACCGTCTTATTATCCATCAACTGGACTCCTCTATAAGATTTAATAGTTTTATTTTATACTGTTCTCGATCAATTGTCAAGAACCTTTTGTAGTCATTCATAAGTTTTTTTAATTCAGGCCATATAATATCATCCTCTAATTGTTTATCCCAAGATTTTTCATAGCTAACCAATTCTTCCAATATAACCATCGTCTCTAGAGAGACACGACTACCAAGAAACTCCTTCATCAATTTGGGATGCTGATTTTTCTCTATCTTAAACAAGTTCTCAAATGATTGAACCAATGGAGTCATCTCTGCCTCAAACAAGCCAAAGAATCCCTGTCGCTTTAACTTCCATGACTCATAGTTCTCATCACTGAAGTTAGCGATGTAACCTTTCTTGTCTTTGATGAAGTTGGCCACGAAGTAGTTCTTGATTTCTAACTCTGTCTTATACTTGCGTGAGAGACGCACAAAGAAGTGCCTATCCTTACGCTTATAAAAGGTTTCACGTTTGATGCGAGTTTTGCCTTTGTATTCCACAAAGTCATAGTTACCCTTACCAAAGTGCGCCTTCATAGCACAATACATAAGATAGATATCTATGGGTTGCATAATTTAAATGGGAAGTTGAGCCTGTTTTGGAAGAAAGTTTAAATCTCGAGCGTTTGCTTCGATTTTCTCTTTGAGACTTTTGGATATGAGATTACCCACTGTGTCTGGTTCAAGGTCATTACGTTGGCAGTAGTCAAGGACTGCTTCCATATGTGTAATGTTTTTTTTAAGAGCGATGTTTTCAATATTCATTGAAAATGTCTTCGATGTATTAAACGTCATTAATGCCACAGTAGTTCCTTTTTGTAATAAAGATGAGGGGCTAACCGTGGGCCCCTCACGGATGTATTACGGCATCACCCGTCAGTCAAGTATTTAGTTAAACACTCATCGCGCTAGCACGATAACCAGCAGCAATCACAGAACGTGATGCAGTACCCAAACGATACTTGCTGTAGATTTCCCCATCAAACGAGCTGACCCGTTTATTAAGGTATACAGGATAGCCCTGCATACGAAGGGAACTAATTAATGCACGAGCATTCTTAACGCCATATCGTGCGCTAATTTGCTTCGCAGTAAGTTCAGTTCCACTCTCAAGTGCGGCAACAACCTTAGCTGCCTTTGTAGTAATCGTAGTCATATAGTAATTCATCCTTTCAAGATGATGACAATATCATCAGTGACATTGTTAACAGATTATACCATAGTAATAGTTATTTGTCAATTCCCTTTTCATTTTTTTATTAAGGTGGTGGGTTATTCTGTTACTAGGAAACCCACCGAAACCCTATCCGATTAAGCTGCTAGAGCGAAATCTTGAGATGCAAAATTATCATTCGCATTTAGTAATTTAACCAATTACGGAGTCACCCGACAATTCTCCACTCATCCGTCCCTGCCTGTCGATCCTATTTCGCCCCCATCAAAAGAAGACTAGATAAAGTATGCCAGCAAGTAAAGTTATGTCCGCACAAATACTCCAAAGAATATATGCTTTAAACATCCACTTACTTACTTCTTGTATTAAGGGGTTCTTCATCTTGATCCCCCGTTAAAAGCTTATCCACATTAATCTCCTTTTGGAAGATATTCGCCGTATCCAGTGCGACATTCACTTTCTGATACGTGCAAAGTAGAAGAAATTTCTTCTATTGCTTCTTTTATTTTATCATTCCTCATAGTAACATTTGAATAATAAATCTTAGCGATAATGCTTTCGCACCATTCCATATGTTCTTTTCTACTTCTAAATGTTGTCGTTAGCAAATCGCCGTGATTGGCCTGCAAAGCAAATCTCCTTTTGGTGGAGGCGAGGGGTACTGCCCCCCTGTCCAGTTCAGTTCTCAATTCGTATCATCAAATTGTATATTATTTATACCACAGGGGGATTAAAAAGTCAATACCCTTTAGAAGAACTTCTGTTAATTTTCTTATTTAATTGTGCTTGAACTCCTGTTGATAGAAAACATACCGTCTTTTCATTTGCCCATTCAAGAGCAGTTACAGACCCAGTTTCTTCATTCATAAAGATCATAATTCTATGACCATATGTATCATCCTTCCAAATTATAATTGGTTCTTCTTCAAACTCTTTCATAATCCTATTAAGAATTTTATTTGCAGAGCCACAAACAATAGGTTTCATTGTATTCAAAAAAGGATTATCTTCTTGACTTGGTTGCGCCGATTCAAGAAGATGCGATGATTCAATTGTGGGAGTTACCTTATTAGTGGTTTGGCACCCCATTAACAGAAACACCCCCAATGTTGCTATTAGATATTTCATTTTGGTTGTTCCATTCTGTAACGGTTTCTACTAGAGCATTAAGGTATCCGTATTTTTCCTTAATAAATTCTTGAACAGTCCCATCTTCTGTAACTACTAAAATTACTATTTGGGAAATTTCTATACCTGTTCGTTCTTCAAACATCTCTGCATACGCAGAGCCTTGAATGTAATAATTTTCATTCCATTCGTCTTTACGCTCTTTGGTTGATGTCTTAAAGTCGATAATCGACGGTACACCATTGTACTTTGCAATACAATCAACCCTACCCGCCACCTTATATTTATCACTATAGAGTCCTGCTTCTTGAGCATATATGTCATCTATATGGGATAAAACTTTTTCTTTTAATTGGCTGAAGAGACAGTATGGTAGGAAATTCTTCTTATGTTCCTTCCATTTATCGGGAAAATTTTTCTCCGTATTGTTAAGATAATCCTCACACATATAATGAACTTTTGTGCCGCGATTTGCAGCAGTTCTTGCAATGTGATTTGCAACATCCTCACCAACCCGTTTACGCCACTCCATCAATCCCTTCTTGTTACGGACTGATAGAACTGTTGTTATTGACGGATACTTGTTACCTTCTGGTGTTTCGTATAGACGAATACCATCGATTGTTGTTGCCTCTATAGGATTCAACGGAATTGTTACATGATTAAACATTATGCTAACGCACGAATCCTTTCAACTAATCTATCTGCTCGCTTGGTAACTTGTCGATACCAAGCACTATCAACCATCTCATCTGCGGCTGCGTTCCAATCCCTTGCATCCACACCACGTTTCATACCCTTGAACTTGCTTAAACGAGTACGCCCCATATTAAATATCATATTAGCGATTACTTGTTGAGCTTCTTCTGGCAAATCTCCAAAGTCTTCGTAAAGGATGTCGCAGTCTGACAGGACGCTTTCGCAATCCGATTCGAAGGCTTCATGGACTCTGACGGTATCAACAGACGCTCCGACTTCCCAGCCATATTCTGGGTCAGACTCAAGGACCAGATGGCCGACGCCAAAAGTAGCATACCCAAGATGATCGTTATATACTTCATATCTTACGCCCTCGTCAATTTCTAGTTGTTCTCTAAGTTGCTCTAAATCCATTTTATTTCTTCCTAAATGTTATGTTACCAGATATGCTTATTCTAGTCTGGTCTGATTGATTTAATTCCACATCATGACACACCCATGAAGGGAACATAATAAACCGGCCGGGTGTTGGTGGCCAATAAACTTCTTGACCATATTCTTCTGGTTGTTGTCCTTGCCAGTGTTCACTTGGCATGAATGGTAACTGCACTGCATGTGCCTGTGGTCGCGGGTCTGAAAAACAAATCTGTCCACTCTTCTCTGGGCATTTCAAGTAATACACGAAACTAAGATGACAGCCGGAATGTGTATGAGTACGATTGTAAGAACCCTTACTATTCACATTTGCCCATATCGTATCGATGACTGCTGGATACTCTGGATCAATCTTCATTGCACCATGCAACTCATTTGCAAAGGTCTGTACTTCATTCCATATGCCGGCGTGAGTAATCCAAGTGTTACCACTTTGCCAACCGAAC